ATCTTCACCTAATAGTTATTTAGATATTGGCGGTTCGGTTGCTAAAAAGATAGATATTGTTAATACGGATATTACTTTAAATGAAACTCATCATACTATTTATGCCAATTCTACTGCTTTATTAAATGTTTATTTACCAGATTTAACATCAATTCCTGGTAGAGAATATGAGATTAAAAATATTGGTGGTCTTGGACAGGTTGTTATTCATCCTTTTTCTGGAACATCGCCTCAATATATTGACGGACAACCAATTTATACTCTTTCAAAAATATATGATTATGTAGTTATTCGTTCAGATGGAGTAAATAATTGGTGTATCGTTTCAAAATCAGATTTTGCTTCATCTACTCACGCTTCAACTCATCAAACTGGCGGTTCTGATTCTTTAACTGGAAATTTAGATGCTAATGCCAGAATAACTGCCAGAAAAAACTCTGGCTCAAATGTCGGCACAAGAAGAAGGTTAAACTTTATTGAGGGTTCAAATGTCAGTATAGATGTTTCAGATGATAGTGCCAATGAAGAACTTGATATAACAATTTCATCAACTGGTGGTGGAGGCGGAATTACTGATATTGATACATTGCTGGCTTATACCAGAATTAAACCATTTTACTATACTGACTTTTTAGGAGCGGCTGGAGCAACAACCATTGAGGCGTGTTATCCTTTTGATTATGTAGCAATCAATTCAGGAACGCAGGCAAAAATAGCAGGAAACCAACATCATCCAGGAATTTTAAGATTAACTTCATCTACAACCGCTAATTCAGGAGGTAGAATCCAAACAGAAACAAGTGCTTTCAGAATTGGTGGTGGAGAAGTTTTTGAGATTATTTTTCAGCATTTAGTTGCCAGTGGAACTAATACAACTTTAAGATTTGGCTTTTTAGATACAACAACCTATGCTGACGCAGTTGATGGTGTTTACTTTGAAATCCCAGCCAATTCATTAAACATTGTCGGAAAAACAGCAAGCAATTCAACCAGAAGCACAACTTCAACTTCTTATGGATTAACTATTAATACTTGGTATCGGGCAAAATTAGTGGTTGGTCCAATTGGAACTACAGCACGAGTTGATTTCTACCTTTACGATGATGCTGGAAATTTATTATGGACTGATTATTTAACAACCAATATCCCAACTGCTTCTGGTAGAGAAACTGGAGCGGGAATAGTGGCTACCAATTCTGGCACAACCGCTACCAATCTGATAAACATTGATTGGATGGCAATTTGGTTTAAAGATAGGGCTTTAACAAGATAAGGATAGATAAGGGAAAATAATTGTAACAAATAATTTTTAATAAGAATTGTATGATGGGATATACTAATAAAAATGCTATTGAAAATTATCTTTTGGTTGAAATTGACGAGAATTTTGATGAACAGATTAATGAATGGATAGAGGCAATGGAAAACTATATTACCAAAACTACAGGTAGAATTTTTATTGCTCCACAAGAAAAAACAGCAAAAAAATATGATGGTAATGGAAAAGATGAAATATGGGTTGATGAATTTATTGAACTTGAATCAGTCAAAATTGATGATGAAGAAATTGATATAAAAGAGTGTTTACTTTATCCAGTAAATAGTTTACCAAAAACAAGAATAAAATTAAAAAATGGATATTTTACACAAGGCGACCAAAATGTAGAAATTGTAGCAAAATGGGGTTATTCTGAAAAATGTCCAGCAGACATTAAACTTGCTACAACGATTTTTGTTGCTGGTATTATCAATTATTCCTTATCAACAGAAGGAGAAGTTAAATCAGAATCAATCGGTGATTATTCTGTGACATTTAAAGAAGAAAAACAATGGCAAGATTTTGAATATGCGAAAAATCTTTTAAATCAATATACTAGATATACTTTTTGATATGCATCCGATTGAAAAAAACTTTACAACTTCTTTCTCAATTAAACGACTTGTCTATGTCGATGGTATTGGTAGTTATAAATCTATTGCTGATAGCATAGGTTACCTTCAACCAATAAGCCAAGAACAAGTTAATCAAATTGGAGGAGTTTATACTGCCACTCATCTTTTGATAACTTATCCAGATTTAGATATTAGAGAAGGTGATGAAATTGATATTGGGATGGATGTATATAAAGTTAAAGGAGTTAAAATTTTGAATTATGGTATTCATGTCCAGCACTCTGAAGCCCATTTAGAAAAAGTTGTTGATAAGAATACTTAATAAAGATATGAAGTTTGAACTTACAATATCATTACAAAATTTAGACCAAATTTTAGATAAATTGAATAAAGCACCAGAAGTTTTGAAAAGTGAGTTAAATGAAGCAATTAAGAAATCAATTAAAGCAGTTTGGACTGAAGCATGGGAAAGAACTCCTTGGCGAACTGGCTTATTACGAGGCACTTATAAATCTTGGTATGATGAAAACAGGTTGATAGGATTATTAGCACCAACCAGAGAATATGCTTTACTACAGCATGAAAGAACTGATTTTAGACATCCTAAAGGTGGTGAGGCAAAGTATTTAGCCAATGCTATTAAGGCAAGGGAAGAAGAAATTAAAAGAAATTTTGGACAAGCAATTGATAATACTTTAAATAAAATGGAATGGCAATAAAATATGTTTGTAGATTTTATTCAAAAAATAAAAGAAAATTTAGAAACTGTGGGACGTCTTAATCCAGAAGCAATTTATGATTATGATGAACAAAACTTGCGAGGATATCCTTCTGCAATAGTAATGCCAAGTGAAAATATGAGTGATTATGTTTCAACGACAGAAAATAGACGGACTTTTGTTTTCACCATCAGGATTTGCCAAGAATTTTCTACAATATCTTTGAAAGATGCAGATGAGATTTTAAGGAATGTCGTTGATGAAATAATTAAAGTTTTTGATAAAGATTACAAATTAGGTGGGACAGCCGATAAGGTTTTTGCGACTCCTTCTGTTTGGGGTTATGCTCAAAGAGAATCTGGAGTAGTGAGAACTGCTGATATTCGGCTTCAAGTCCAGAAAGATTATGATATTTATGAGTAATAATACATATGATTAAAAAAAGCAAGAAAAAAGTTATTACTTATGCTGAAAATAAAGCAGAAGAAAATGAAAACTTAAAGGTCGAACCCGAAACAATGGGTAAAGAACAGGATTTTTTCTTCCCTGAACTTGGCCTCGTTGTTAGGGCAGTATCGCTTAAAGAAGCGATGAAAAAATTAAAAGAATTAACTAAAAACTAAATGTATGCCAAAAATCATTGGAAGAGAAGTCAATTTAGGTGTTGCCAAAGAAACAACCAGAGGCACACCAGCGGATCCAACTTATTGGGTTCAAAAAGCAACTTGTTTAATAATTGACAAGGTCGAGAAACTTATTAACAATGAAACTTTAGGAGTGATTGAAGATTCTGATGATGCCAAAATTGCGACTAAAAGTTCAGAAGGAACATTTGCTGGTAAAATTGGTCTTAATAGTTTTGGGTTATTTTTGCTTAATATCTTTGGCAATGTTCAGTCAGAGCAGCAATCTGCTCCAAATGATGATGTTTATTCTCACACCTTTACAGTTGCTCAAAACCACCAGCATGATTCTTTGACTTTGACAGTCAGTGATGGAATTAAAAATCTCTCTTTTCCACTCTCAATGATTAAAACATTGAAGATTGATTGTGTGGTTGGAGATTTTGTTAGATTCACTATTTCAACTGTTGGGTCAAGTGGAACCACCTTTACAGGAACTGTCGCTTATACAAAAGAGAATAACTTTATTGCCAGAGATGTGATTTTCAAAATGGCAGACAATCTGGCTGGGTTGCCAGGAGCATCAGCTATTAAAGTAAAGTCAATTTCTTACACCTTTAACCAAAATGTTGAACCAAACTTTGTGCTTGGACAATACACCCCAGAAGACAATCCAAACAAAGAATGGGGAGTTGAAGTTGAAGTTGTTTTGAATTGGGAAACTGCAGCTTACTATGACTTGTACACTGATAATGCCTTAAAAGCTGTTAGGATTGAAATGACCAGTGAAGATGTAATTGGTGAAAATCTACATCCAAAATTGACTACTGATTTTGCCAAATGTGCTTTTACTGAATTGTCAAAAGCAGGTGGGGTTGGTGATGTTATTACACAAACCTTGAAACTCAAACCTCTTTTCTCAGTTTCAGATAGTTTGATGGCAAAAGCAGTTCTATTAAACGAAGTTGAATCTTACTAAGTCATTTTTCTATAAACTTATGAAAAATGAAGAGATTATTTTTCTTGGTGATGATAAGTTAAAAACCCATATTCTTTCTATTCCAGTAAAAGACGGAGGAATGATTAAAATTGAATTTTACTCAGAATTACCAGAAAAAATTAGAAATAGTATGCTTGATATTATGGAGTTGAGATTGGAAAGTTTTGATGATGTTACTAAGTTAAAAGAAGGGTATCGTTTTATCTGTTCCTTAATTAAAGACTGGAATATTGGTGATAGAGAAACTGGTCAAAAAATGGAAATTATTCCAGAGAAAATTCAATCTTTACCTTTCAGTATTCAAGCGAAGATTGTTCAAGAATATCTTCGCATCACCAAAGAAACAATTGATTTAGTCAAGCAACAAAAAGAAGTAGGAATTATCTAAAAGTATGGCAGAATATCCTTTACAATTTAATTTATCTGCCAAAGATGAAGCAAGCCCAAAAATTAAAGATGTCAAAGAAGCGATAAAAAGTGCGGGTGATGAAACACAGAAAGTTGGCAAGTCAATGGCGACCAGTGTCTTTACAGGTGTGATGGCTTGGGATTTGGTTAAAAAAGCAGTTAGTGCTGCAACTGGATTTATCAAAGATTCTATTAAAGCATGGCAAGAACAAGAAAAAGCAGATAGAATTTTGGCAGAATCTCTGGCTTTGACTGGCAATTATTCAGAAGAAATGATGGGTAAGTTTAGAAATCTTGCCAATGAACTTCAAAAAGTAACAGTTTATTCTGACGATGAAATACAATCAGCAATGGCACTGGCAATGACTTATGGAGCAACGACAGATGAAGTTGAAGAGTTAACAAAAGCAGCAATGACTCTTTCCACAGTTAAAGGAGTTAATTTAACTTCAGCCATTGAAATGGTGACAAGAGCAGCACACGGATCGGCAGGAAAGTTGGCAACTTTACTTGGAGTTCAAACTGAAAATAGAAAAGATGCGGAAATTTACGCTGATGTAATGAAGATGTTGAAAGATAGATATGGAATGGTCTCTGCCGAAGCAGAAACTCTTGCTGGTCAACAAAAAAGATTACAAAATGCAATCAATAATGTTAAAGAAGATATTGGACGGGCTTTAACTGCAGCATTTAAGCCATTACTTGATACGATTTTCAATTTAGGAAAAACAGGAATAGATACTGGGGGTATTATTAAGGAATTTGGAAGGTTGATTTATCAGATGATTTATATTTTCAAAGCACTGGCTGAAATTATCGCCATTGTTGCCACAACGATAATCAGAGCAGGTGATACATTTATCAGTTTTGCTAAAATTGGTATTTCAGTAGCAAAAGATATTTGGAATTCGTTTAAGAATCTTGGTGATAATCTAAAAAAAGTTTTTGAAGCAGTTGGCTTGGCAATGGCTGGAAAATTTAAAGAAGCAAAAGAGATAATAACAGGGCAATTTAAATCAATTTTTACTGAAACTTCTGCTTCAATGGAAGAATTTAAAGTTAATCAAGTTGGTTGGAATGATTATATGAAAGAGCAATTTAGGAAACTTGGTGATACGATTGTGGAATCATTTACAGCAAAAGGATATGATAAGGCATACGATAAATCAATAGAGGTTCAGACTAAAATGGTTGAAAAAACAGACGGGTTTGTTGAAAAAACAAAAGAACAGACTGATAAGGTAAAAGATGCTTTAAATAAATTAAAAGACAAGTATGTAGATATTGGTGAAAAAATAAAAGGAACAATTCAAGATATTATTGATGAGCAAGATAGATTCCAAGAGAAAATGGCTGAAATGACTGGCGAACACGAAGAGAAAATGGCAGACCTTTATGCTGAACACTTAGAAAAGAAAGAAGAAATAGTAAAAGATTTAGCCGATCTTGAAGAAGATCACCAAGAAAGAATATCAGAATTAAGTGAAAGAGAACAAGATGAGAGAACAATAAAAGAAATTGCCAAAGAAATTGAAAAATACAATCAAAAAAAGTCAGTTTTAGAAGAAAAACTAAAAACCGAACAAGATATAATTGACAAGTGGGCTAACTACAAAGAAGCAGCACAAAAGATTAGAGATTTATCAGACCTTGATAGACAGCAACGACAATACGAAAAAATGAAAGCACAAGAAGAAGCACAGCATAAAGAGAAAATGATAAGATTAGAAGAAGAACTGAAACAAGAAATGTTTACTTATGATAGAATGTATGGTGAGATGCTTGGAAAAAACAAGGTGTGGTTTGAAAATTTAAAAGCCCAGTATGATAGAGGATTTAGTGATATTCTTGCTACTGCTCAAGATAAATTAAGCCAGATAAATTCAATCATTTCACAGATAGAATCTCAAATGGCAAGAATAGGAGCAACGACAAAAATGGGAGAAGCAGGGAAAACTGCTGGAATCACTGGAATTATTGGAGTACCAAGCAAGCAAACAGGGGGTCCGATTAACGAAACAGGACTTTACTTTTTACATGAAGGTGAAGAAGTAATTCCTAAAGAAAAAACTTTGGGAGGTGGAATAACAATAAATATCATCGGGACGAAGGTCTTTAATTTAGAAGATGTCAGAAAATTATCAAAACTTATTGGTGATAACTTAATTAAGCAACTTCAATTAAATTATAGAATTTAAATATGATAACTTTGGAAATAGGAGTTAAATCTGGTGGTTTAATTACTTGGACTAATCGTAGTAATTATGTTGATTGGGAAAGTTTAACAATAATTGATAATTTGACGACTCAAGTAAATACTTGTTCTTTTCAAACCAAAAGATATGGAAGTAGAACTTTTAAGCCAGAAAAAGGTAATTATGTCAGAATAAAAAAAGACGAAAATAAGATTTTTGAAGGAGTAATTGTAAAAGTTGAAGAAAGTATGGAAGGAGCGAAATTGATGAATTATCAAGTTGAGTGTATTGATTATACATTTGAAATGGATGGAAAATTAGTCGTTGATTCTTGGGAAGCAAAAACAGTAAATGAAATTATTGATGATATTGTGGCGAGGTATATTTTGCCAGATGCTTTGAAAATGAGATTGAGATTTGACGAGGGGAGTGGAAATACAGCTAAAGATGACACAAAATATGATAACGATTCTAATCCTTTTATTGGCGGGGTAAGTTGGAAATTTGGAGAAAAGTTTGGAAATTGTGTTTATTTGGACGGAATAGATGGCACAAGAATAGAGTGTCCTACTGATGACTCGTTAAATGCTGGTATTGGAAATTTCTCGGTGGGAATTTGGGTTAAAGCATCTACTCTTAATAAAAGAACAGGCATTATTAAAAAAGGATATCCCTACTACACTGGAGGAGTAGGGTGGCAGATTTTTTGGCGAGGAGATTTAACACCAAAAATAATAGCAGTAAATATAGGTGACGGAATCAATTATGCGTCCTTGGCATACAGCATTGATTTGGATGACGGAAATTGGCATAGAATTTTAGTAAAGGTTGATAGAGATGAAAAAAAGATGCAGCTTTATATTGATAAAATTTTCAGAGCCGAAGCTGATATTTCCTTGGTTGGGAATATCAGTCATCCTTCTGCTCCATTAGATATAGGTCCTTATACGTCAGAAAGTTGGGTTTGGGAAGGGTTTATTGATGAAGTAGTTTTTTATAAAAAATCATTAACCCAAAGTGAAATAGAAGATGATTATAATGATTGTTTAGAGTTTGACCAGCGAGAAGTTAATTGTTCTCAGATAGTTCAGTATATCGCCTTTAATTATGAGCAGGTTTCAAAATGTTTTCAGCAACTGGCAGAACTTTTCAACTATGATTGGTATATTGATTATGACAAGACAATTCATTTCTTTAACAAAACCAAAAATCTAGCCCCATTTGGATTAACTGATACTAATGGAAAATATATTTTCAAATCATTGGTATTAACTAATGACATTAGCCAATTAAGAAACTCTATTTATGTTAGAGGTGGAGAATACTATGGCTTTCCTTATCTTGATATTTTAACAGGGGCTAACGGGACAAAGTATCTTTTCAACCTGGCTTATCGCTACCGAAATTACTCTTTAAAAGTCAATGGGGTACCAAAAACAGTGGGAATTGATAACATTGACCAGTCTGGATATGATGCTTACTATAACTATCAAGAAAAAACAGTCAGATTTGCTGTTCCACCTCCAAATGGTGCTTTAATTGAATGGACAGGCGAGCCAGCAATCCCTGTTATTATCCGCATTAAAGACAATACATCTATTGAGAAATATGGAGAGAGACAAGTAAAAATAATTGATAACTCAATAGTTACAAAAGAAGCAGCAAGGCAAAGAGCAAATGCTGAATTAGCTGCTTATACCACAGGAATTGTTGAAGGGAAATTTCAGACTTGTGAAGACGGATTAAGGAGTGGGCAGTATATTGGAATCCAAAGTGATATTAGAGGAATTGATTCAGAGTATATTATCAATCGGGTAGTAATAACTTTTAGAAGTCCTAATGATTGTCTCTATGATGTGTCTCTTATTACAACTCGGACATTTGGGATAATAGAATTTTTACAAAAACTATTAATTGATAAAAATAAAGAGATTAAGATAAATCCAGATGAAGTTCTTGATACGATTGAAAATGTGATAGAAGATGTCGGAATTAAGGAGCAAGTTGACAAAAGTATTCATTCAACTTTTGATGAATCTGTTGGAACTGCAGAATTAGTTAGAAATAATCCGTGGGGAATTGGTTATATTGAGTGGGTTTTTGGGAAAATTGTGCCAATCGGAGATGAAGATCCTCGGAGACCTTACGCTTGGGACCGAGATAGCTGGTTTAATTAAAATTCTAAGTTTAAATAAATCTATGGCTAAAAACAATGAAAAACTTATCAAAACAATCAAGATAGTAGAAAACATCACAGCAACTATTAGAGACGCAAAAACTGGTAAGATTAAACGAATTTATCGACACAAAAATACAGTTCAGTTATCAGGTAGAGCAGTTATTGCCAGAAGGTTAGCCAATGAAACAACTTATTCAGGAATTATAAATTATGGAATTCTTTGTACTCAATCTCCACCAGTAGAGTATTACAGGAAACTAATTTCTTCAGCAACTTATGATGATGACTTGGCAAAAGCATATTGCTCTTGGTTTTTCTCAGCACCAGAAGTTGAAGGCACTTTTACTCAATGGCGAAATGTCATTGATGGAACACCGACACCTGGTTCAGGGCAAGAATGGACAAGGGTTGATGTCAACTGGGTTAAATCAAATACTGAAACTTTAACTATTGATTGTATTTATACAATAATATCGGTTTAATATGATTCTAACTATAAAAGTAAAAGTTAACAACAAGATTGAAGTTTACCGACTGGTTAATAGCATCAATAATGAATACGAGGTTTCTGAAATTACTTTTGATGACCAGACTTTTAAGTTTAATAAAACAACAAAAAATCCGAAATATCTTTTCAAAGAAAAATATGTAGATGAAAAAGGACAAGAAGTTGAAGGAAATTTAATACTAAACAAATAATTATATGGCAGAACCATCAAAAAGTTGGTCAGCTGGCGAATATCCAGTTTTGGCTGACGATATTAATAAAAATTTTACTGAAGCATTAAACGATTACCGAGATTTTGTTTATGGTGAAACTATTGCTGTTAATGATGCTTTGTACTTGAAAGCCAGCGATGGAAAGGTATATAAAACTAACGCAAATTACAATGATGAAAGAATAAATAATTTTGTCGGTTTTGCTAAAGAGAGTGGAACTAATGGTCAGACGAAAAAAGTTCAGATTGCTGGCAAGGTGAGTGGGTTTTCTGGATTAACTACAGGCTCTACTTACTACTTAAGCAGTAATGCTGGTTTAATAACATCAGTAAGACCAGCCAATGAGTATAGGGTAGGAATTGCTGTATCAACATCTTCTTTGATAATAATGAAAGGAATGTCTCAAGAATACTTAGATAGAATAAACTCAAAGCAATTTATTTTAGGCGAAACAATTAGTGCTGGAAGTTTGGTTTATTTTGATAAATCAAATAATAGAGTTTATAAAACTCAAGGTAATGATAGAAGGAAGATATCTTGGTTAGGATTTTTAAAAGAAAGTGGAAATGCAGGTGATTTAAAAATGGTTCAATTTGGCGGAGTTGTATCAGGTCTTTCTTTAACTGCAGGTAAGATTTACCATGTTTCTGATATTGCTGGTGCTATTTCTACTACGCCAGGTACTTATTTAAAGATGGTTGGTTTCTCAACAAGCACAAATGAATTAGTTTTGTTTGAAGGAGATAGAAGTATAGGAACAAATTTTTCTTTAGAAACTGGGATTACTATTGATTCAAGCAATAGTGAAATACTGATAGGTAGTTACAATCTAAGAACTTACGATGGCCAAATAGTTTTAACTGGCAATAGGAAAATTACCATTACTACTATTCAAGGAGAATTTAGAGTTACAGGTACTAATACAACGTGTAAAGTAACTCCATGTTATTGTGTTAATAAAATTTGGGCAGGCCTGCCAGAAAAAACTACAACAAGCATCAATTATGAAACACTTTCTTGGCCAGTAAATATAGTTTTGAATCCTGGTGAAACTATTGTGCTTAACTGGAG